GGCGAACGTGGCGAGATCAAGTTACTAGATGATGACGAAGTAATTTTATCTCTAAAAAGCGTGCAATACGAGTATGTTACTAAAGCAAAACAGTCCACGAAGTTAAGAATATTCGGAACTTACACGCACATAGCAGAAGGACTAATTAGGGCGGCGTGGTGTGTGAAAGATAAACGTTTAAATATTTGGTGTAGATAATAGAGTTATGGAATTTAAGGACAAATACACAAACGCGAAAGATAAAGAAGTTAATAAAATTGAACTTACAAACGACGCGTATGCTATAACTGAATTTATTGATATTCTAATTAAAAAAATTGAGCACGCGAGGACGTCTTTAATGAAATGAGTTTTACACTATGTAGTTCCCAGGCAATAGTACAGAAGGCAGGCTTAAATGTTAATTCTACAGCCGCAGCAAGCGGTGCACTCCTTTCTGCCTTCTGTGATCAAGCAGAAGGTTTAATTTGTGCAGAGACACGTTGGGATTTTGTCGGTAATTATACAAGCGTAAACACTCAGGTAAAACTAGCACTACAGGACTGCTGCAGTTCACTAGCGGCTATAAAACTTATTAACTACGATATGAGCGGGTACACTTCTAGAACTGAAGCCCAAACTATGCTAGACGTACTAAAAGACAACGCCCAAACTACACTAAGTAATCTAAAAATTGCGGATAGCAATAAAATAAGGAGTTTATAATGGTAATTCCTATTAACTACCGAAAAAGTGCAGAAGGTAGTATAGCGTCATACGACTATTTTGATATTGCAGAGGGTACGGGAATAATCGTTCTTTATGGAGCGCAGGACGCAGCAGGTAATTATGTTTTATCTAATCAAACACTATTTTCTGCGACTATAGAAACTTCTACTACAACCTCGCTAGAAATGAATTTTGATTTAGCCCCTTTTAATCTGCCTAAAGATATTAAGGGCACTGCTATAGTAAGTTATGGTACAAGCATTCAGGGAAACACGGGGGGGGGAACTCTTTTATTTACTTTTTATAAAGTCTCAGATTCGGTAGAAACAAGTATGGGTAGCTGCACAGTCTCACACAATAAACCTTTTGTTTTAGGGGAATTTTTGTCGGCAACATTAACAGAAACACATTTTAAAATAGGGGATTCTTTAAGACTAAGCGTTTTATTAACAGACAATAGTGACGTAGGTATAGGTTTTGGTTTAGATCCTTTAAATAGAGACGGGACGGCTTCGTATGGTGGTTTTAATTTAAACCTCACGCCTTCAACAACCCCAAGCGTTACTACTCAATTAAAGTTTTATTGCCCTTTTAAGATAGATATATAAAAATGAGACACTTAAACAAAAAATGGTAAACCTAGATTTAAACCGCGCACTAGCAAGCAATATGGAAAATTTAGTCTCGGACGTAATAGTTAATTCTATGCAAACTGACGGCGTAAGCAACGAAGACGAGACTACTTATACTAATGAAAAATGGCCGGACTTTTGGGGTTATTTTAATGAAATTGCAGAACTAAAGGCAGCAATAATTATGAAAGCAATTTGGAACGTAGGAAAGGGGTACAAATCTATAGACGTAAGAACGGAAAATATTTTAAAAATTATAAGCGGTTGGGGCAAAGACACGTTTGATGATATACTCTTTAATATGGAAATAGTAAGGAGAGTAGGCGGAGACGCTTTTGCAGAGATTATAAGGGACGGAAAGACTAAAATTTTAATCAACTTAAAACCCCTAGATCCTGGAAGTATGAGAATAGTAATAGATAAAAAAGGGAGAATTAAGCGCTATGAACAAATTAACAAACTAGCAGGCAATAAACCTATTATTTTTAAGCCTGAAGAAATTTTTCATTTATCTAATAATAGAATAGCGGATCAGATCCACGGAATAAGCGACATACAAAGCCTGGAAAAAACTATCCTGGCGGAAAATGAGAGTTTTACAGATATGAAAAAGATAATGCATAGGCAAGCACGCCCTATGATTATGTTTAAACTAGGTACTGACGACACTACAAAAATACAACAATTCGTGGATAAAATGGACGCAGCAACTAATAAGGGCGAAAATATTTACATACCTGACGACGCAAACAGCGTAAGTTATGAAGTTATACAGGTAAGCGTCTCGCAGATTATTCTAGACTGGCGTAATGATATAAGAAAGAAGTTTTACAGAGCAATAGGCTTACCTGAGTTATTGCCTAGTGGTGGCGGGGATAGTACAGAATCAGGCGGTAAAATAGGTTATTTAGCCTGGGAACAAATAGTAGAAAGAGACCAAAGGTACTTAGAAAATCAGATTTTCTCGCAATTAGGTATGGAAATTAACTTAATACCCCCTGCAACATTATCTAGAGAATTACAAACAGATCAAAGCAAAGACGCAAATCAGGGGCTAGAATTTCAACCAGGCGACACAACCGCAGGAGTAGCAGCGTAAATGGTAGTAAAACATATATTTGAAAAAGGAAAGAGAATAAAACCAAAGCGAACTATGGACGCAGAAAAAAAAGCAACACAATTTAGAGGAGCCCCATTAAATAGAAGAATAACTGGAGAAAAAGATTTTACTCCTGGATTAACTGGAGAAGAAATTAATAAAAAATTAGAAGACAAAAAGGCAGTTAATAAAATTCTAGAGACTAAAAGAATAGCGGCACTAGCAGAAGAACAGGGTAATTTAGCTAATGTAGATAGACTAGGAAATTTAAGAGATAGACAAGCAGAAGAATTAAGAAAAGTCGCAGCTTTAGAAGATACTAGTAAACCTTTAGGATTAAGAGAAAGACAAGCAGCAGCAGGTTTAGCAACTGCAAACGTTTTGGGATCTATGGTGCCTGGAGTAGGGGATTTAAATGCAGTAGATCCAAATCAGCAAGTTAAGGAATTAAACCCCTTAGCAAAAATAGGATTCCAAATATTAGGAGCAACTTCTATGGTTAATAAATGGATAGCTCCAAGTCTTTATGCTCCAAATGCAGGTTTAATTAAAAATCTACAAGACGAAGCAACGGGAGCAGTACAACAAAGTAGGCAGATAAATATAGACGTAACTAAGGGGGCAAATTTAGACGAAGCAATAGATAGAAACATTATGCTAGAAGAAAACATAAGGGGCAAATACGACTCTGCTATTTTAGCATTAAGACAAAGCCCAGGGGATATAATAGAGGGACTAGAAATTACAGACGACTTAGTAAGGGCACTGGATAAGGTTACTAGAAATAGGCAGGTACTAGAAAGATACCAAATTACTAGGGATAAGGGAGAATTACTATTAAACGCACAACAAGAAATTTTAGGAGAACAAGCACAATAATGAAAAAGAAAACTAAAAAATGGACTTTATGGTTTTATTCTTTCCCAAAGAAAGTAATAAAATCTTACAAGAAGAAGAAAAAGAAAAATGCCCTTTGAAGAAATATTATTACAATACGGAGCAATAGGTGCAACCTTAGTTTATTTTATGTACGACAAAGTAAAATTCCAGGCGAGTATAACTAAGGTAATTGAAAATAACACTATCGCAGTAACAAAAGTTTATGAAGTTATAAATGGCTGCCCTAAAAGAAAAGTTATATAAATAAGCTGTTACATTCTATATTATGAAAGAGGACGAGTTAACTAAATCTGATTTAGAAAATACAGCGGATAATATTAACGAGGGCAGAAGCGCAAACGTAAAGCAAAGTACTTCTGAAGAAATAGGTTTATCGCCCCTGGAAGAAATTAGAAAATTAAATCTAGACACTAAAAAGAATTTAGAAATAATGCAGAAAGAGCGAGAACGTATGGAAAAACAAATGGGCGAGTTATGGCTAAGCGGTAGAAGTGCAGCAGGTACTAAGCCTAAAGAAATAACACAGGCAGATAGAGACGACGAAGCAGCGAATAGAATTTTAAATATGCTCAGGAAAAAATGAATTATATAGTATTAGGTATTTGGGTAGCAAATTTTCAGATTTTCTTAGGAATCATTATTAAATTAGTGCAGCTCTACGGGCTTAAAAGATAATGCACTTATATTTTATTTCTAGGGGTATTAAGCAAAATAGGGATCTATTCGTAAAATTTATGGAGACGCAGATGTTTATGTGGAAAAGAAAGGATCTAAAGACAGGCGAAGAAAAACTAGACGGAGTACAGGGAGCACTAAGACCCGTAGAACTATGGGAGTATGTTTTTCCTGAGGAAGTATTGCCTGAAGTCTTGGGTATGATGCACATAGATCCTAAGGACGCAGACAAATACGGCGCACTAGATCAAAGTATGCAGACAAAAGTATTAAGAAAAATGCTAGGAGCTAAGAAAATACCTGAAGATACTCCTGTTATAGGCAATACTCACTATGTATTTTTAGACGGAATGGCGCTGCACGTACTAGGGATTAAAGAAGATCCTAAGGTAGATGTGCCTAAGTGGGGCGTAAACCAAGAACTGCTTTAAAGATAAAGTTTAAATAGATTAAGTATTCTTAGTTATATTATGGCGAGAGAAGCAGTTAAAATTGAGTTTACCGATTCTGACGGGGACGGAGATCCTAGAAGGTATACCATAGCTTCAAGTGCGACAATTACCAAAGGCGGATTTTTAGTTTTAAGTGATCCACGAACAGCAGCAGCACAAGCAGCAGACGGGGCACTTATTGCAGGTTTTGCTTCTATGGATAAAATCGCAGACTATTCTACAACTATAAGCGCCTGGACTGATGGTATTTTTAAAGTCACAGCAAGCGGAGCTATACCTGTGGGGGCACTATTATCAGCAGCTAGCCCTGGAAATTATGTTAAACAAGTAACAGCAGCAGAGCTTACGGTAGCTAGTTTAGCTAAGGTTATAGGCTATGCACTAGAAACAGCTGCCGCAGATGAAACTTTTGCTATGAGGTTAAATTTATAAAATGGCTGATTCAGTAGGACAAAGTTCACTCAGGGCAGAAGTAGTAAGCAAAGTCATAAAAGGATTTGCAGACGCAGCATACAAATTCAAACAAGCAGTCACAATTTCTTCTAGTAATGCCTGGAAAGAAAGTTATTTTAGAGAGACTAGCACGCCTTTAGCAGGAGTCACAACTACAGGAGACACTTCAAACTTAATAAGAGGACTACCAAGAGGGGGACAATTTTCACAGGCTAGCGTAACCTGGGACAGAGTAAGTGCATACCAAGAAAAGTACGGTATAGAAGATACGGTATTTTGGGAAGACATATTAACTGATGACATAGACG